TTGCTGTTGATAGAGCAAAAGGAACTTTTCCAAAAATACAGGACACTTTAAAATCTATGAAAGCTCCAAAAGAAATATTAGATTTATTTGAAACAAAAGATTTAAACAAACTCGCAGCGATAGGATGCCCTGGTAAAATGATGGGTGGTCGTATTGGATTAAATCAAGGTCAAAATTTAACAGCATGTGCTACAAAAGGAATAGAAAAACTAAAAGGTGATCCAGTTAATTTATCACCAGGTGATCAATCAAATCTACGTGCAATTACAAAAACTGCAAAAACTGCAAGACTTTTAAAAAATTTTTTAGGTCCAGCGGCTATTGCTGGTGAAGTTTTGATAGAAGGTGGTGTTGCTGCAAATAAATTTATGGAAGGTATGCCGATTAAACAAGCGTTAGGTCAGTCTTACCTTAATTACGCTTTAGGACCTAAATTAAAAATAGATGTTGAGGCTGAACGTGCAAAAGAATTTGCAAAAGGTGAAGATTTTGCAATGGCAGAACGTGGTAGAAGAATGGCACCATTTATGGCACAAAGTAAAGAAGCTGATGCGAGAAGATTAAAAGAAAGACAAGAACAAATGGAACAAGTTTTTCCAACAACTTCCATATCAGATATACAAACAGGATTAAACTTAGCGGGTATAACACAACAAGATACAGGAATGACTTTTCCACAAATACAAGATTTTTTAAAAAGACAAGATCAAATGCAAGCTATAGCAGATGCAGGAGGAGTGGCTAATTTAGCAGGCGGTGGTATAGCTAAACTAGCTGGTGTAGATTCAGGACCCCCACCATCATCTGGTCCCAATTCACAAGGGTTGCAAGGTCTAATGAAACGTGTTAAAAGAATATAGGAGTATAAATGGCAGATATAGATAAAGGACTCCCTAACACTCGAACTAAAGTTGATATTCCTACAGAAGAGGAAATCAAAGAAGTTAGTGTTGAGGAAGAGATAGTAGATAAACCACCTGTAGAAGTGATACCAGAAGAAGATGGTGGTGCAACTTTAGACTTTGAACCGGGAGCTATAAATATACCGGGAACAGAATCACACTTTGATAACCTAGCAGATATTTTACCAGACGATGTTTTAGAACCAGTTGGAAATGAAATGGTTCAAAATTACATGGACTATAAATCTTCTAGAAAAGATTGGGAAAGAGGATACACAGAGGGGCTTGACTTACTAGGATTTAAATACGAAAACAGAACAGAACCTTTTCAAGGAGCATCTGGTGCAACGCACCCAGTCCTTGCAGAAGCAGTTACACAGTTCCAAGCACAAGCATACAAAGAATTATTACCAGCAGATGGACCAGTTAGAACACAAGTTATTGGTGTTAAAAACCCACAAACAGAACAACAGGCTAACCGTGTAAAAGATTTCATGAACTATTTAATTATGGATCAAATGAAAGAATACGAAGCAGAGTTTGATTCTATGTTATTTCATTTACCACTTGCAGGTTCTACATTTAAAAAAGTTTATTATGATGTACCACTTGGAAGAGTAGTATCTAAGTTTGTACCAGCAGATGAATTAATAGTTCCATATACAGCAACTAGTATTGATGATGCAGAATCAGTAATACATACAATAAAAATATCTGAAAACGAATTAAGAAAACAACAAGTATCTGGTTTCTACAGAGATGTAGAACTTGGAACACCGGGTAGTGTTGAAAGAAATGACTTAGAAAAAAAAGAACGTGAATTAGATGGCACTAAAAAAACTGGTAGACAAGAACCTGTTTATAGTTTGTTAGAGTGTCATGTAAATTTAGACTTAGAAGGTTTCGAAGAAGTTGGTGCCGATGGACAACCAACAGGAATAAAATTGCCCTACATTGTAACTGTAGAAGAAGGCAGCCGAGTAGTCCTCTCCATACGGAGAAACTATGCGCCCAATGATCTAAAGAAAAATAAGATCCAATATTTCGTCCACTTCAAATTTCTGCCAGGACTAGGATTTTATGGCTTTGGACTCATTCATATGATTGGCGGATTGAGTCGTACGGCAACGGCGGCTCTCCGTCAATTGTTAGACGCAGGAACATTATCTAATTTACCTGCAGGATTTAAACAAAGAGGCGTTAGAGTTAGAGACGAAGCATCACCAATACAACCGGGTGAATTTAAAGATGTAGATGCACCGGGTGGATCATTACGTGATGCATTCTTTCCATTACCATACAAAGAACCATCTCAAACATTATTACAATTAATGGGTGTAGTTGTTTCAGCAGGTCAAAGGTTCGCGAGTATTGCTGACATGCAAGTGGGTGATGGTAATCAAGCTGCAGCTGTTGGTACAACAATCGCATTATTAGAACGTGGATCAAGAGTTATGTCTGCTATTCACAAAAGATGTTATGCAGCGATGAAAGATGAATTTAAATTATTATCAAAAGTAGTTTCACAATACTTACCACCAGAATATCCATACGATGTTGTAGGTGGTGCAAGAAATATTAAACAAACAGACTTTGATGATAGAGTAGATGTAATACCAGTGGCTGATCCTAATATATTTTCTATGTCGCAAAGAATTACATTAGCACAAACACAATTACAAATAGCAACATCTAATCCACAGCTACACAACATGTATCAAATTTACAGAAATATGTATGAAGCAATAGGTGTTAAAAATTTAGACGCAGTATTACCACCACCAGCGCCAACTGCACCTATGGATCCAAGCCAAGAACACATTATGGCTTTAGCTGGTAAACCTTTTCAAGCTTTTAATGGTCAAGATCATAGAGCACACGTTACAGCTCACTTAAATTTTATGTCAACAAACATGGTTAGAAATAATCCTGCAGTAATGGCAGCTATACAAAAAAATATTTTAGAACATATTAGTCTAATGGCACAAGAACAAGTTGCATTAGAGTTCAGAGAACAAATGCAACAAATGATGATGATGCAACAGCAAGCTGCTATGAATCCACAAGTGCAAGCACAGCTACAAGCGCTTACAAATCAAGTTGAAGGTAGAAAAGCAGTGTTGATTGCAGAGATGACAGAAGAATATATGAAGGAAGAGAAGCAAATTACATCACAATTTGACAATGATCCTCTTCTAAAACTGAAATCACGTGAAGTTGACCTACGTGCGATGGAAAATGAGCGTAAAAAAGACAATGATGAGGCTCAACAGGACATTGCAAGATCAAGATTGATGCAACAAGGTGATATTGCAGAAGAAAAAATGGATCTAAACGAAAAATTAGCTAAATTAAGAGCTGGAGTTAGCCTTGCAAAGGCCGGAGCACAGCAAGCAACCATAGTTACAGAGGATAATTAATGCCACTGAACAAAAAAGGTAAAAAAATTATGAAATCTATGAAGAAACAGTATGGCAAGAAGCAGGGTGAAAAGATATTCTATGCATCTAAGAACAAAGGTGTTATAAAAGGGGTAAAAAAAGGAGCATAAATGCAAAAACTAGACAAAATCAAAGAAGTTAAAGTTGGTGAACAACAAGTTGAAATAGATCCTAGATCTAAAACAACTGCTGACCAAGCTTTTAACTTAATTGGCACTGGTGGACCTGAAGAAGAAGTACAGGGTCAAGGTGCTGTAAGACCAGACAAGAAAAGAAAATCTAAAGCTTACTAATATGTGGTTATCGGCGATTAAATTAGCCGTCTCTGCTGGTAGTAAGATTTATGAGAACAAGCAGAAGACGAAGATGGCGATGTCTGAAGCACAACTTATGCATGCTTCTCGTATGGCTGAAGGTAAAGAAGCTTACCAAGGTAAACTTTTAGAAGCTAGACAATCAGACTGGAAAGACGAGGCAGTTTTGATAATTCTCAGTTTGCCCGTGGTGGTGCTGGCTTGGGCAGTCGTATCGGACGATCCAAGTGCGATGGACAAAGTAAAATTGTTCTTCGAGATGTTTTCGCAGCTCCCGTCATGGTTCACAAATTTGTGGATCCTTGTGGTTGCGAGTATATATGGTATAAAAGGTACACAAATTTTTAGAAACGGCGGAGGAAAAAAATAATGGGTATATTTAGTTACGTTAAATTAGGAAAAAAAATTTTTGGTAAGCAGAAAACTACTGGGGAGACTATTAATCCGTTTAAACCCAATAAACAAACTTATTCATCAAAATTAAAAATAGACCTGGCTAAAACTCCCGGTAAAGTTCAAAGACAATTTATGCCAATTATGAGAGATATAGATAAAACAGGAAGATCACTTAGACAAACTAATCAAAAATTAAAACGTGAACCTGTTACAGAATCTGGATTTACAAAAGGTAAAAATTTAAGAGATAAAAAAATGGGCGGCGGAATGATGGGTCGTAGAATGGGTTACAGAATAGGAACTCCAAAACCAAAAACAAATGTTCAAAAAATAAAAGAAACTTTTGGTCCAAAGAAAAAATTATCACCAAAACAAATGAAGATAGCAAAACTAGCTGGAGATCCTAAAAGAATTGATGCTCCTGATTTTAAAAAATTAAGAGGTAAAGCATAATGACTAAACTTTGTCCTAGAGGAAAAGCAGCAGCAAAAAGAAAATTTAAGGTATACCCTTCGGCCTACGCGAATGCATATGCCAGCAGAATATGTGCAGGTAAAATTAAAGATCCATCTGGTGTAAAGAGAAAAGATTTTAAAGGACGTAAACCTGCTTCAATGGGAGGACCAATGGATGATAAAAGAGATGTAAGAAAAGTAGAACAAATGATTGGTAAAAGTCGAAGTTCTAAAAGAGAAAAAGGCAGAAAAAAAGCTATGGGTGGCGGATTAATGGAAGCAACTACAAGATTAAGAAAACAAGGTCTAAAAGGTGGTGGTATGTCATCACGAGGATTAGGTAGAGCTTTCATGAAAGGAGGACGAGTATAATGCCAAAAAAATTTAAAAATCCAAAAGAGGAAAGAGGAAAAAAAATACGAAAAAAAGATCAAGGCGATATTTTAGGAGAAAGATTTGATAAAAAGTTTATGAAACTCGCAGAATCAAAAGAGGCACAATTACAAGCTGATGATTTTGATGCAGGAGTTAATAGAGCTGAAAAAAGAGCAGCTAAAGAAGTAGCTCAAGAAGCAGCTATTCCTATGGCTAGAGGTGGAAGAGCCATGTATAAATCTGGAATGAGAGTTTGTAAGTTAGCCAAAAAAGGTAAAGGAAGAGCTTACGGAAAGAATTCGTAATGGCTAAGAACGGTTTAGATAAATGGTTCGCTCAGAAGTGGGTGGATATAGGAAGTAAAAAGAAGGATGGATCTTTTTCAAAATGTGGAAGATCAAAACAGAAAGCAGATGCAAAACGTAAGTATCCAAAATGTGTCCCACTTGCAAAAGCAAGAGGTATGTCAGAGGGTCAAAGACGTTCAGCTGTTTCTAGAAAAAGATCTGTAGCACAAGGTGTTGGTGGTAAACCAACTAATGTAAAAACATTTGCAAAAAGAAAACAAGCCATGATGGGTGGTTTCATGGGTAGAAGAATGGGAATAAGATAATGAGACGACAGGATAAAATGCCTGCAAAAAATAAAAAGAATTTCCGTCCAACGGAAAAAGGTGCAGGCATGACAAGAGCCGGTGTGGCTGCATATCGAAGAGCAAATCCCGGTTCCAAACTAAAAACAGCGGTCACTGGCAAAGTCAAACCAGGATCTAAAGCTGCTAAACGACGTAAATCATTCTGTGCAAGAAGCGCAGGCCAAATGAAAAAATTTCCAAAAGCTGCTAAAGATCCTAATTCAAGACTCCGTCAGGCTCGCAGAAGATGGAAGTGTTAATATGAAAAAAGCAAAAGCTAAAATAAAAAAAGTAATTAAGGGTTTGAAAAAAGCGTCTAAAACACATGCTGGTCAAGCTAAAACATTACAAGGAGTTATAGGTGGCAGATCCAAAAAAAGGAACGGGTAAAAAACCTAAAGGATCTGGTAGAAGACTTTATACAGATGAAAACCCTAGAGATACGGTTAAAATAAAATTTGCAACACCTGCAGATGCAAAAGCAACTGTTGCAAAAGTAAAACGTGTAAGTAAACCCTTTGCACGCAAAATACAAATACTAACAGTTATGGAACAACGGGCTAAAGTTATGGGTAAAAGCCAAGTTGCATCCATTGCTAAGAAAGGAAAAGATGCAATTAGAAGACGTCATAAAAAAATTAATTAGGTTTATTAATACTAGAATAGAGGCTTTATCCATAACAGTTACGTCAGGAGGTATTGACAATATGGAGAAGTATCAGTATATAATAGGACAAATAAATGCCTTAGAGGCAACAAGACAGGAACTCTCTAACCTGCTAAATTATAAGGAGCAAAATGAAGGAACAGTCATCGATATTAAAACCAAACAATAAACTTGTTGGTGTAAAACCCTCAAAAAAAGAACCAAAATTACCAAAACCAACTGGATGGAGACTTTTAGTTTTACCTTTTAAAATGAAGGAAAAAACTAAAGGTGGAGTAATACTAGCTGAAGATACTTTAGAGAGACAGCAAGTTGCATCACAGGTTGGTTTAGTGATGGCCATGGGTTCTCAATGTTATCAGGATAAAGAGAGATATCCTGAAGGTCCGTGGTGCAAAGAAAAAGATTGGATTATGTTTGCAAGATATGCAGGTAGTCGAATCAAAATAGATGGTGGAGAGATGCGTCTGCTAAACGACGATGAAGTGTTAGCAACAATTGATAGTCCAGAGGACATCTTGCATGAGTTTTAATCATAGGAAGGAGTAAGCTATGCCAGAAGAAGAAAAGAAAACAGTTGATATAGACACATCGGGTCCCGGTGCGAACATTGATATTGAAGAAAAGAAAGATGAAGCTGTTATTGAACAGCCGGAACAAGGAAAAGAAAATATAGAAGAAGGAACAGATAAAACATTTGAAAATGAAAGAGAAACAAAATTAGAAGAAAAAGAAACAAAGGATGATGATAAACTAGAGGAATACAGTAAAGGGGTACAATCTCGTATTGCGAAATTAACTCGTAAAATGAGAGAAGCAGAAAGAAGAGAACAAGCTGCTTTAGAATACGCCAAAGGTGTAGAACAATCTAGACAAGAATTAGAATCTAAATTTAAAAAAACAGATTCTGATTATCTTAAAAAATTTGAGACTAGTATTCAAACAGGATTAGAAGCAGCGCAGCAAGAACTTGCTACAGCTATTCAATCTGGTGATGCAGAAGCTCAAGTTAAAGCTAATAAAAGAATTGCAACACTCGCGTTTGAGAATGCAAAACTTGAACAAGCTAAATCAAATCAACCCGTTGCAGAGTCGAAACCTGTAACTAATCTTAATCAAGGTGGTAATGTTATAACACCTCAAACTGATGATCCTATTAATATGGATCCAAAAGCTGAAGCATGGGCTGCAAAAAACTCATGGTTTGGTACAGATAGAGCAATGACATACACTGCATTTGAGATACATAAGGATCTTACTGAAAAAGAAGGGTTTGATCCTAGTTCTGATGAGTATTATGCAGAAGTTGACAAAAGAATTAAAGTTGACTTTCCGCATAAATTTGGTAATACTGATAAAAAGCAATCGACCGAGCCCGTTCAGACGGTCGCTTCAGCGAAAAGAAGCGTAAAACCTGGTCGCAAAACTGTGAGACTCACATCATCACAGGTCGCAATAGCGAAAAAATTAGGTGTGCCACTCGAAGAATACGCAAAACAATTAAAAAACACGGAAGGAGCGTAAAATGGAAAAAGATAAAAACACTTCTCGTGCGAACCAAACACGGTCAAAGTCTGAAAGACCTAAAGTGTGGGTTCCACCATCATCTCTAGATGCACCCCCTGCACCTGATGGATTCAGGTATAGATGGATTAGAGCAGAAAGCGTCGGCTTTCAGGATACTAAAAACGTAACCGGACGAATTAGAGAAGGTTATGAATTAGTTAGATCCGAAGAAGTTGAAAATGCATCTGACTATCCAGTCGTCGAAGACGGCAAATACAAGGGAGTGATTGGGGTTGGCGGCCTTCTTCTTGCGAAGGTACCAGTCGAGATTGCGAAGCAACGTCAAGACTATATGACTAATCGTCATAAAGAACGAAGCGAAGCAGTAGAAAACGATCTTATGAAGGAGCAGGATAAGAGGATGCCTATCAATGTTGATAGACAGACTCGTGTAACCTTCGGTGGTACAAAAAAGTAATTTTTTAAATCACTGAATAATATAAACCGTACTGGAGGCCCTTCGGGGCAGGTACATAAGGAGAAACAACTATGGCAAATAGAAACACACAAGGTTTTGGTTTAGTTCCTGCAGGAACGCTTGGACAAACTCCAGCGACTTCTGGTCAGGGCAAATACAAAATCGATGCGGGTTACGCTACAACCATTTTTCAAAATGGTGCTGTGGCTTCTTCTGCTGGTTACATTATCGACGGTCAAACGACTGATGCACCTATCTTAGGTGTATTAAACGGAATATTCTATAACGCGGCTACGACTTTAAAACCGACGTTTTCGAATCATTACGTGCAGGTAACACCAGCAAACTCAGAAGATATCGATGCATTTGTATTCGATAACCCTCAACAACAATATGTAGTAGCGGCCGACGCGGCTGTGGCTCAATCTGGATATTTAGAAACGTATGACATGAACGCTTCTGCTGGTAGTACAACTACTGGTAAGTCTTCATCTACTCTAGATATCGGAGACACAAGTGCAGATGCTGCTTCTTTTAGATTATTGAGATCTGCTGAAGATCCTGAAAACGACGAAAATGGCGCTTTCAGATCTGTAGTAGTAGTTCCAAATCTAATTGAGTTACAATCGTAATAGGAGAATAGGAGATAAATTATGGCAATATCACGATCACAACTAGTCAAAGAACTAGAGCCAGGATTGAATGCACTATTCGGCCTGGAATATAAAAGGTATGAAAATCAGCATGCTGAGATTTATACTAACGAAAACAGTGACAGAGCTTTTGAAGAAGAAGTAATGTTATCTGGTTTCGGAAACGCACAAGTAAAAGGTGAAGGTGCTGGAGTATCATTTGATGATGCACAAGAAACTTTTACTGCTCGTTACACTCACGAGACTGTAGCTTTAGCATTTGCAATCACAGAAGAAGCTATCGAAGATAATCTCTACGATAGACTTGCTGCTAGATATACAAAAGCTTTAGCAAGATCTATGAGCAACGCAAAACAAGTAAAAGCTGTCGAGCCTCTAATAAATGGTCTACCAGGTGTAGATACATTTAAATCAGGTGATGGCGAGTCTTTATTTGGTGTGGCTCACCCTACAGTTAGTGGTTCTTTCAAGAACACATTAACTACGCAGGCGGATCTTAACGAAACATCATTGGAGCAATCTTTAATAGATATCGCTGCAATGACTGACGAAAGAGGTCTTAGAATCGCAGCGAGAGGGGTAAAAATGATTATCCCTTCAGAGCTTCAGTTTACAGCTGAGAGACTTATGAAGTCTCAAGGTAGAACTGGAACAGCTGATAATGATATCAACTCAATCGTATCAATGGGTATGATTCCTCAAGGTTATAGAGTGAATAATTACCTAACAGATACAGATGCGTTTTACATCATTACAGACGTACCAAATGGTATGAAAATGTTCACAAGAGCTCCGTTGACAACTGCAATGGAAGGTGATTTCGACACTGGCAACGTAAGATATAAAGCTAGAGAAAGATACTCGTTTGGAGTATCAGACCCTAGAGGTATCTTCGGTGTAGAAGGTGCGTAATTAATCTAATTTATGGGGCCGCCTTAAAACGGCCCCATTTATCAATATAAACGGTGAGAAAATGAAATTATTTAGAATTAAGATAAACGCTTACAAATACCACTCAGATTTTATAGTCAAAGCAGAGGATTCAGCTGAAAGCATTGAAAACGCAATAGTTGACACTCTGGGAAAAGATGATATAAAATGGGAGTATCTTGGAGAAATGATGGATCCAAGAGTAAATCGAATAACTTATGAGGAAGTTATAAATGGAGGCGATAATGCAACATCTGGAAAGCCTATATTCTCACAAGAGAGTGTTGGATCTAGAATGGGAGCAGGAGCATCTGAAAGAGGGTAAATATACTCTCAACATGGTTAAGATTGACAGAAAAGTCAGAGAAGTTCTTAGCCACATAAGAGCAGCGGAAGCAGAAAAAGCTCATATGAAAAATAGAATAGAAGATGCGGCTCCTCAAGTTTCTGTAGCTACTTAATAAAAAAGCTACATCGTTGAATAAATTCAATTCACACTACAGGCTCTCTTGCGCTCTACTCAAAACTAGTATATAATTTTATCACTATACATTAAATTGAATATCGACGCGTATAGTCGACGGCCTAGAGACGATATTCAAATAACTAGGAGGATAACACTATGGCAAACACTACGTTTTCAGGACCAGTCATTTCTAAAAATGGCTTTACAAGTACAGGTCCTGGTATGACTGTTAGCTTAACAGCTGACACAACATTAACAGTTGCTGCACATGCGGGTAGAATTTTACTTTGCAATGATGCTGACGGTAAATTTACTTTACCTTCAATCAATGTAAATGCAAATGGCGCATCAGCAGGTGATAATGACTTTAACAATCTAAACAACATCGGTGCAACTTTCACATTTTTTGTTGAAACAGCTGCAACTGATATGGACATCTTAACTGATGGTACTGATAAATTTAAAGGTGCTATCATGATTGGTGTTGATGACGGTTCGAAAAAAGCTTTCGTACCAGGTGCATCTAATGATGTTATAACTATGAATGGTTCTACAAAAGGTGGAATCGTTGGTAGCGTAGTATCTTTCACAGCGATTGATACTGCTACATACATGGTTCACAATTCTTTATTGATTGGATCAGGTACAATAGTAACACCATACGCAGACGCGTAATAAATAAACTCGGAGCGCCTGGTAATGCAGGCGCTCTTTAAAAGGAGGACAAAAACATGGCAGACACAGTATTAAATACAACTGTATTTGACGGAGCAAAAAAACTTATCACTCACTACAATGTGGTTTCTGATAACTCTGGAAGCACAACTAAAATAGTTGACGTTTCTGCATTAGCATCAAACAATGGTAAAACTTGCAAAACTGTAAGACTAAATAAAGTTAGTTTTAACGTTTCTGTAACAGCACCAGCAGATGCAATTAGAATGCAATGGGATGCAACAACAGATGTTGTATTTCAAACTTTAGCAGGTGAAATGGAATATGACTATTCATCTTTTGGTGGATTAAAAAACACTAGTGCTAGTGGATTCACTGGTGATGTAAATGTTGTTTTACCAGCTTGCGCCGCAGGAGATACAGGTACAATTGTTTGTGAGTGGATTAAAGTTTACGAATCGTAGGAGTTTAAATGGCTAATACTACTTCGGGAACAACAACGTTCGATAAAAGTTTTGCTATTGATGAAATAGTAGAGGAGGCTTTTGAAAGAATAGGCCAACAGAATGTTGCTGGTTATCAATTAAAAAACGCTAGAAGAACATTAAATATATTGTTTCAGGAATGGGGCAATAGAGGTATTCACTATTGGGAAATAGATGAACTTAATTTAGATTTAATTGAAGGACAATCAGACTATGATTTTTTTAGATCTAGCGATGATGGCACAAGTGCAACATCTACTCCAAATGGAGTATATGGAATGTCCGATGTTCTTGAAGCACAATTAAGGTCTAATAGAACCCAAACAACACAATCAGACAGTCCTATGACAAAAGTAGATAGATCTACTTATGCAGGTTTTTCTAATAAACTATCTAAAGGCACACCTAATCAATATTGGGTAGAAAGATTTATTGATAAAGTTAGAGTTCATGTTTATCCAACACCTGATTCTACAAATGCATCTAAAGATATGCATTTCTATTACATAAAAAGAATAAAAGATGCAGGTGATTATACTAATGCAACTGATGTTCCATTTAGATTTGTACCTTGTATGGTATCAGGATTAGCATATTATTTATCTATGAAGTATCAACCAAATTTAACCCAACAAACAAAACTAGTTTATGAGGATGAGTTTGCAAGAGCATTAGCAGAAGATGGTTCTGCATCTAGCACACACATTACTCCTAAAGCATATTACCCAGGATCGTAATGACTATTATAACTAAAGGAATGGGAAAAATATTAAAAGGAAGAGCAAATACTTTAAAAACTAAAGGAGATATGGAAACAGATCCTAATGTTAGACAAGGTATTGCTCAAGCAAAAAAAGATATGAAGAAAAAAGGATTTATAGGTTTAAAAGCAAAAAAAATACCTAAAGATTTAAGTTACTTGAAAGGTTATTTAGATTAATGGCAAAGTACGCAACAGGTAAATACGCAAAAGCAATATCAGACAGATCTGGTATGGAGTTTCCATACAAAGAAATGGTTAGAGAATGGAATGGTGCATTTGTACACGTATCTGAGTTTGAACCAAAGCAACCACAATTAGAACCAAAGCCCATGAATGGTGATTCTATATCTTTAAGACACGTAAGACCCGGTAGAATAGAGCCCACTGTAACTGTTAGAATAATTGAAAATGGTTTTGAAACATACGAATCAGGTTCAAGAATAATTAATGTTTCTTCACCAGGTCATGGTTTAACTAATGGAACAACTTATAGATTTAGAGGGGCTCCAACTATTTCACCTGGAACAGGTACTTCAACTAATCCAGTTTTTGCTTATGCTAGTATTCCTAATTTTGATGGGATTACAGGAACAAACATAGCGAAGGCAGCAGGTTATGCTATAACAACTGGTCTATACAAAAATGATGCCAGAGTTACGACAGACTATTCAACTTCTAATTTTTTTCATTTTACAGTTGATACGGATACTGCTACAGTTGGTGGTAAAAAAGGAGGAGGTTATGGGTGTTCAGTAGGACCTGTAACAATAGAAGGATGATTAAAAAAATTAAAAATTTTATTTGTAAATTACTTGGCATTAAACAATGTACGTGTCCAGAAGAAGAAATTTCAATCATAGAAGAAACAGCGAAACAAAAAAAGATACGAGAAAAGCATAAAGGAGAAACTAAATAATGGCTGGATTAAGTGCATCAGGATTAAAAACACAAATTAGAAGTTATACTGAAACAGACTCTAATGTTTTAACAGACGCTGTTTTAGAAAATATAATTTTAAATTCACAATATAGAATATTTAGAGATGTTCCTATCGATGCTGATAGAAAACAACAACTAGGTAACTTTGTTGCTGGACAAGAGTCTATAAACTGTCCTGCAGGAGCTGTTTTTATTAGAGGTATACAAGTTTACGATACAGCAGGATCTGAAATTACAGGAGCTAACAGATGGCTAGAAAAAAAAGATGTAACTTATTTACAAGAGTATCAGGATGTAACCGGAACCTCCGCTGCTCAAGGTCAACCTAAATATTATGCTATGTTTGGTGGAGGAACAGGGGAATCTGATACTACATCAGGTAGAATAATTGTGGCTCCCACACCAAATACAACATATAGATTTAGAGTTCATTTTAATAAAATGCCTGCTCTTTTAGAAAATAATGATACTAATTATATTAGTCTTAACTTTCCAAATGGGCTATTATATTGTTGTCTATCAGAGGCATATGGCTTTTTAAAAGGTCCAATAGATATGTTGACTTTATATGAAAATAAATATAAACAAGAAGTACAGAAGTTTGCTAACGAGCAAGTCGGTAGACGAAGAAGAGATGACTACACAGATGGCACTGTTCGAATACCGGTAAACTCAGTAAACCCGTAGGAGAAAAATTATGGCAATAACATCAGCAATATGTTCAAGTTTTAAACAAGAACTTTTACAAGGTAAACACAGTTTTGAATCTTCAGGTGGACACACTTTTAAATTAGCATTATTCGATAGTGATGCTTCTTTAGGAGCTGCAACAACAGATTATTCAACTTCTGAAGAAATAACAAATACATCTGGAACAGCTTACACAGCAGGTGGTGCAACTCTTACAAACTCTGGAGTTTCTTTATCTTCAACAACAGCATTTACAGATTTTTCTGATGTAACTTATTCATCAGCTTCTTTCACTGCAAATGGTGCAATACTTTATAACACGACAACTAACGGTGGTTCAGGCACAACTGACGCTGTTTGTGTAATTGCATTTGGCGGTGACAAAACAGCAAGTAATGGAACTTTCAAAATCGAGTTTCCAGCAGCAGCAGCTACAACAGCAATCATCAGACTAGCTTAGGAGGTCGACCATGTCGACTACTTCAGGATGGGGCAGGTTTACCTGGGGCCAAGCGTATTGGAACGCAGACACAACTCTTAAAACAGGTTGGGGTGCAAAATCTTGGGGTGAAGATGAATGGGGTGAGTTAAAAGACGCTGTTGCTCAACCATCTGGTCTTTCTATAACATCAAGTGTTGGATCTGTTGATATACCTGATGTAATACTTACACTCACTGGTCAAGAAATTACAGCTTCACAAGGTGAAGGTTTTGTTCCTGTTGTATTAGAAACAACTTTATCTGCATCTTTCTCTGTTGGAGCTATAACTCCAAATGATCAAACACAAGGTTTAAGTGCAGACGCAATCACTGCATCTTTAGGAGCACCTACAGTAGCCGACATGGTTGTTGGTATGACAGGTGTATCTTTTACTGCCTCTCAAGGAACTGCATTTGCACCAAACGATACTGTTCAACCATCTGGGCTTTCATTCACTGCAAGTCAAGGAACTGCAATTGGATCATCTTCACAAGAAGCAGATTTAACCGGTCAATCAGCTACTGTAAGTTTAGGAACAGTAACAATACCAAATGATGCAGCTTTAATTTCTGGTGTATCAGCTTCATTTAGTTTAGGCTCTATTGTAGGTTTAGGTGGAGCTGTAGCTCTACCAACTGGTTTATCATCAACGGCTAGTGTTGGCTCACTAACAGCTCCAGACGTAGCTCTAGGATTAACAGGTCAATCTTTTAGTGCTAGTGTTGGTTCAGTATCTGTTGTAGATATGCAAGTAGGATTAACTGGTCAATCAGCAACATTTAGTATAGGAGCAGTTGATATATTTGCTTACGGCGATGTTGACACTGGCTCAAATACGTCTTATAGTAATGTTTCAACGGGTTCGAACGATACATATTCGGATGTTGCAACTGGATCAAATACAAGTTATAACGATGTAGCAGCGTAGGAGAATTTTTATGGCATCAACATACACCCCACTGGGTATAGAAAAACAAGCAACTGGTGAAAACGCAGGAACTTGGGGTACAAAAACAAATACAAATTTAGAAATCGTAGAACAAATATCTGGCGGTTATACAACTCAAGCAGTTTCTGATTCAGGAGATACAACTCTTTCAGTATCTGATGGTTCAACTGGTGCAACTCTTGCACACAGAGTTTTAGAATTTACAGGATCTCTTACAGCTTCAAGAAACGTTACAATACCTTTAGATGTTCAAAACTTTTATTTCTTAAAAAATGCAACTTCTGGATCACAGAACGTTGTATTTAAATATGTAACTGGTACAGGAACTTCTGCTACAGTTGCAAACGGTAAAACTGTAATTGCATATGCAAAAGCAGACGATGGCACTAATCCAAATATTTCTACAATTTCACTAGCAAGCGATCTAGTTGATGACACTACACCACAATTAGGTGGCAATTTAGATACTAACAGTTTCAATATAGCATTTGATGATGCACACGGAATTAATGATGAAAATGGAAATGAACAAATTATATTTCAAACAACATCATCTGCAGTAAACCAGTTTGATGTTACAAACGCAGCAACAGGCAATGCACCTAGCATATCTGCAACAGGTGGAGATTCTAATATTGATATCGCTTTAATTCCAAAAGGAACTGGTGAAACTAAAATTGGAACAGGAGCTGCAGCAGCATCTCTTACATCAAGTGGTGCGTATGATCTTAAATTAGATACAAACTCAGGAACAAATTCAAGTTACATCAACATTGTTGATGCAGCTAATGGTAATGTACAGTTATATCCAAACGGAACAGGTTTAACTGAAATCGGTGGTGGAACAAACGCTGGAACAATTCAACTTAATTGTGAGTCTAACTCCCACGGTATTAAACTTCAGTCACCTGCACACTCTGCTTCACAAAGCTACACACTTATTTATCCTACTGGAAACGTAACAGCAGGAACATTTTTAAAAGTAGCTTCAATAACTGGTTCAGGAACTACGGCTGTTGGTCAATTATCATTTGCAGCAGCAGGTACTTCTTGGCAAGCAGTAAAAACTTCTTCTTTCACAGCAGCAGCTGGAGAAGGATATTTTGTTAACACTACAAGTGGTGTAATTACTATGACTTTACCTTCAGGAACAATAGGCGATGAAATTGCGTTTATTGATTATGCGGGCACGTTTGATTCTAACACATTTACTGTGACAGCAGATGGTTCAGAAAAGATTCATGGTTCTACAGATGATTTAACAATTTCAACAGAAAGAGCAGCAAACACACTTGTCTTTACAGATTCTACACAAGGTTGGTTGCTGAAGAATAATTAATCATGGCAGATTATAAAGATATTGTTGGGACGGCAGTCCGAAATAATGCAGGTAATTTATCTGCAGATCAAAAAGATCAAATATTTTATGATTCTACTAATGTAGATTTTAAATATCAGTTTGCAGCAACAGCTACGGCTTGGAGAACTAGTGCTCCTGCTAACTCAGGTAGAAGTTATCTTGGAAGTTCTGGAACACCAATTTCTTTTTTATTTTTTGGTGGAGAAACTTCTTCTCCAGGAACACAACATGCGCAAAAGACAGAATCATTTAATGGTTCAGCTTTCACCGAAGTAAACGATATGAATACTGCTAGAATATTTGCTAGAGGATCAGCAGGAGTATCTAACACAGCTGCTTTAGTATTTAGTGGTTGGCAACCTCCACACACAACTAATTGTGAACAATGGGATGGAAGTTCTTGGACAGAAACAACAAACGTAAATACACAAAGATATTTAGGAGTAGGAACAGGTTCATCAACACAAGCTTTATTTTATGGTGGTTATTCAGGAACAGCTAACTTAGCAATTACTGAATCTTGGAATGGCTCCGCTTGGACTGAAGTCGCAGATTTAAATACTGCAAGATATGCACACGGAGGTTCAGGATCTTACACATCAGCTTTATCAATAGGTGGTTATATAACTCCTTCTCCAGGAACAGTGGGAATTACTGAATCTTGGAATGGCTCCGCTTGGACTGAAGTCGCAGATTTAAATACTGCAAGATATCAAATGGGTGCTTCGGGTGGTGGTTCATCGGATAATACAACAGCTTTACTTTTTGGTGGTCAACCAGGTAAAGTAACAAACACAGAAACATGGAACGGATCAGCATGGACTGAGATAGCAGATTTATCAAAAGGTAGAGAGGGCCCAGCGGGAGGAGGAACTAATAATACTGCAGCCATAGCGTCAGTTGGAGTTACACCTCCTGGTAATACTTTTACAACAGACACAGAAGAATTAACAGTAGACGCTCCTGTTGGAGCATGGACAACTGGTACAAGTATGAACACAGCAAAAACAATTACAGGTGGCGCAGGTATATCAACAGCAGCTTTAAACTTTGGTGGGTTTCCAGGAGTAGCAAACACAGAATCTTGGAACGGATCAGCTTGGACTGAAGTAAATGATTTAAACACTGCTAGAGGTCAAATGGCAAGTATAGGTATATTATACACTGCTGCTATATGTTCAGGAGGAGACATAGGCACTGTAGGAAATGTAAGTGAAGAATGGAATGGTTCTAACTGGACAGAAATATCAGATTTGAATACTGGAAGAGAACAATTAGCTGGCGCAGGAACTAATACAGCAGGGGTAGTTGCTGGAGGAAGAACTCCTGGTGGAACTGTTAGATCAGAAGCTGAAACATGGAATGGTTCTTCGTGGACTGAAGTTGGAGATTTAAACACAGGTAGAAGAGTTCTTGGAGGAGCTGGCCATACTAACACAAATGCAATAGTTGCAGGAGGAGTTGATGGTCCCGCTGCCGTTAGAGGTTATACAGAGTCATGGAATGGTTCTTCTTGGACTGAAGTAAATGACCTAAATACTGCTGGATATTCTTTTCCAATGGCAGGTTCAGGAACTAATGCTTTAGCAATTGGTAGAACTTCACCATCATTAACTGGTAAAACAGAAGATTGGAATGGAAATAATTGGACTGAAGTAAATGATTTAAATGAAGCTAGACAAGCTGGAGGGGCTAGTTTAGGAGGAACAGATGCTAGTGCTTTAATGTTTGGCGGAACTAATGCAACAGTAAATGTAGCATCTACAGAAGAATGGAGTAGCAGTTCGAACACAATTAAGGTATTAACAGATTAAGGAGGAAACTATGGCAAAAACATATCAATACTGCGTAGCAGAAAACTGGGGAAAAGGATTTATCGATCACGATGAATCTTTTAGAATCACGTTTAAAGGCTTACCAGCTAATGTTTGGCAAGTTCCTGCATACAACAAACATGCTAATCTTTGGATTGCTAAAGTAGCGGGTGTCGTTAAAACAAGAGACGAAGCTCAAGCATTAGTTGATGCAGAGGTTCAAGCAGCACAAGCTGCATGGGACGCTCAGACAGATGAACAAAAAGCTGATGAGATGAACCAAAGACCTGCAGACATAACATTGGAGGACTAAAAATTATATGTCAACGTATCAAGGCATAAGAGGACTTAAAGTTCGGGATTATACAACTAACCCTGATAATCCCGTAGAGGGACAGCTATGGTATAATAAAACCGATCAAGTAGGTAAGTATCAAGTACCTATTGTTACAACTGTAGGTGCTTGGAGAACAGCTAATCCTGCTAATACTGCAAGAGCACTAGGAAGTATGGTTGGAGCTCAAACTTCTGCTTTATTTTTTGGAGGTTGGGTTAATCCACCATCAGTTAGACAAGGAGTAACTGAAAGTTATAATGGTTTAACTTTTACTGAAGTTAATGATTTAAATACAGCAAGAAGCGGTCTAGGAGGAGCAGGTACTGCTAATACGGCAGCACTAGCTATAGCGGGACAAACAGGAGGAGATCCTGGAGCTAACTCAGCAAACGTAGAATCCTGGAATGGTTCTGCTTGGACTGAAATAACAGATGTAAACCAAGGGCGATATGGAGGTGGAAGTGCTGGAACAACAACTTCCGCATTAGCTTTTGCTGGTTATCAAATTCCTACTGGTTATGTTGGTATTACAGAATCTTGGAACGGATCAGCATGGACTGAAGTTGCAGATCTTAATGATGCAAGAGGTTTTTTTTCATCCTCGGGAGCTTCTAATACACTTGCACTTGGTTTTGGTGGAGATTCACCAGGAAACGATGCTGACACAGAAAGCTGGAATGGAACAGCTTGGACTGAAGTAAATAATTTAAACACCGCAAGATTTGGTTCTCACCTTGGAATTATAGGAACTTACATAGATACACTATGTGTTGGTGGATATGATGAAAAAGCAATATGTGAACAATGGAATGGAACAAGTTGGACTGAAGTGGCTGATATAGCAACTGGAAGACAATCGGCTAGTGGTTCAGGTTCTAATACCAATGGTGCAATATTGACTTCAGGAAGAACAAGTCCTACAGCGTACGTTTCAATATCAGAGGAATGGAATAATGCACTTCCTGTTGGAGCATGGTCGACTGGTGGAAGTTTAAACACAGGAAGATCTAATTCAGCAGGTGCAGCAGCAAATAGTACAGCTGCGTTAGTATCTGGTGGTCAGCCTAATGTTGCAATTACAGAATTATATAATGGTTCAAGCTGGACGGAAGTTAATGATTTAAATACTGGAAGAGATTATTTATGTGGAACAGGAACTTCAACATCAGCGTTAGATTGGGGTGGAAACCCAGCCGTAGCTATAACAGAATCTTGGAATGGATCCAGTTGGACAGAAGTTAATGATTTAAACACTGCTAGAGGACAATTGGCAGGGTCTGGAATTAGTAATACTTCTGCCTTAGCTTTTGGTGGTTCTGCAGTTGTAGCAAATACAGAATCTTGGAATGGATCTAGTTGGACAGAAGTTAATGATTTAAACACTGCTAGAGATTATCTAGGAGGTGCTGGAACTCAAACATCAGCTTTAGCTTTTGGTGGAGAACCTACATCTCCTGCTGTGCAAGCTTTTACAGAAAGTTGGAATGGATCTAGTTGGACAGAGGTAAATGATATGAATACTGGTAAATCAGGTCCTTTTGGAGCTGGTGAAAGTAACGCCGCAGCATTAGCTTCGGGTGGTGAAATACCTTCAGGCGCTGGAGGAGGAATTGCGGCCATAACAGAAGAATGGAATGGAGCATCTTGGGTAGAGGTCGCTGATTTAAACACTGCTAGATTTATGGGAGCAGCAACAAATACAGGGACAATATCATCAGCTATTAATATTGGTGGAGGTCCAAGCGACAAAGCAGATACAGAACATTGGAGTGGAAGCACAAATTCAACTAAAACAATAGACACAGATTAATTATGACAACATATAAAACAATACGAGGAACACACATAGTATCAGTAACATCTGATCCACCAGCACCTGTTAATGGACAGATGTGGTATAACTCAACAACTAGAACTTTAAAAGGATTGAAGTCTAATCCTGTGGGGTCTTGGGCAACTGTAACAGCTGTAAACACTGCTAGATATGACGGAGCAGGGACTGGGACACGAGAGGCTGCTATGTTTATTGGTGGTAATAATAGTGGTGCAAATGCGTTAAATGAAATTTGGAGTGGAAGTTCTTGGACAGAGTCTGCTGATATAAATACAGCAAGATGGGAAATAGCAGGTATTGGAACTACAACAGCTTCAATAGTTGCTGGAGGTAGAACTCCTGCTAGTCCAAATGTATCAGGTGATACAGAAATTTGGAACGGATCATCATGGAGTGAAACTACAAATTTAGGAACAATAAGAAAAAATGGTAATATGGCAGGAACAGATACTGAAGCTGCTTTATATTTTGGTGGGATAGACGACGCACCAAATTCAAGAGTCGCTTTAACTGAATCTTGGAATGGCAGTTCATGGACTGAAGTAGCAGATTTAAATACTGCAAGATCTGCTTTTGGATCAGCAGGAACCGAAACATCTGCTTTAGGTTTTGGTGGTTATACGGGAACAGCTTATACTGGAGTTACAGAACTATATAATGGATCAAGTTGGACAGAATTAAATGATTTAAACACTGCTAGAGCACAATTGGGTGGTATAGGTGCTACATCAACTGCAGCTTTATACGGAGGAGGTAATAATAATAATAATGTAGGTAATACAGAAGATTGGAATGGCTCTGCATGGACAGAAACAACAGATTTAAATACCACAAGAGGTAATCTTGCAGGAGCAGGAACAAATACAGCAGGTTTAGCTATTAGTGGTTATGGGGCCACGGCTGTATCAACAGCAGTCGAAGAATGGACAGCACCTACAACTAGCACGGTAACATTTACAGTTTCTTAATACTTGATATTATTTTAAAATAGAGTATATAGGACTGAATAGAAGGATATAAAGATATGAAAAAAGATGTAAGAGAAGTAATACAAGGTGAAGAACCTCACTTAAATAATTTATTAACACAAGATGATTTGTCATCATTTAAAGGTATGGTGGACGAGCTTCGTGACACATGGACCAAGAAACAAATGTTTCGAACAGAAACAGAAGCAAGGTTTTCTGTGTTACAAGATAATAGATACCCAACTAAAGCTGCAAAATATTGGCAGTGTGTAAGAGAACAATCTAGTTATCTAGATAACCTTATGGCTTTGTCATTTGATTACAGAAGAAATGAAGCAAAGATAAAATGGTTGGAGAAAAAAATAGATAAAGAAGAAGACGAATACAAAGCAACCAAATATCAAATAGATTTAGATGAATCTAGATTTGGTAAAGCATCTATGGAAAAAGTCGCTAAACATAGAATGCGTGAAATTAAAATGTGGTCTAAATTAAAATCAGAATTTAATGATGGATCATTTAATGACAAAGATGTTAACCAACACCAACTAGAGTCTTATACTAGGATGTATTCAGGTAAAGCTAAGGGAATCACTGACGGCACATCAGAAGCAGAAGTGTTTAATATTATAGGACAGTTAAGATCTTTAGAAAGAATCAAAGCTAGTGGAGAACTAGAAAACAAAACAGAAAAGAAAGAACAAATAACAAATGACCTTGGAGCAAAACCCAAAGTTTAATTTTGTATTTTTAGGACAATCTATTTTAAGATATGAAGTTCCTTTAGATATATTTTCAGCAATAAATTCTTTGTATGAAAAAAATAGATCTACTTTGGACCCAGCTAATAAACAATTAGTAGGTAAAATAGAAAATGAACATTCTTTGTTTTATGGTGGTAAGGATGAATCTAAAAT